CCAACTACGACAAACTAATGATAACTTAGGAGACTCAGGTTGATTATATTAAAAAATAAAAACAGTGACTTCATCTATCTAGATGTTGTCACAAAATATTCTCAAACACTATCCAGTAAAGTTAGTCAACACCCTGTGGATGGGTTTGGTGTTGTATCAGATCACGTTACACAAGAAAACCCAAAGTTAAAGATAACTGGCTTCTTAACCGGAGCCGACTTTAACCTCTCTAAACCAAGGCTAACCCCTGAAGAAAGAGGTTTTATCGGAATTGATCAGGTTGTTGTTGAGAGTGATATTGCCTCTGCAATTACTGTGACCAGTGAAGACAGCCCAACAGACTTACTACCAAACATCGCCGGTCAATTCTTTACAGACACACTCCCAGAGATAGAGGGCATTTCTGAAGACAGAGCTGACTCCTATTCAGAGAAAGCTTTATTCTTAAAGCTTGAGAGTCTTTACATAAACAAAGAAGTACTTTCTGTATTTGAATTTGATGATGGTAGTGTGGTTGAAAGCTTTCTTCCAGACGTTGTTATAACAAACCTGACAATAAAAGAATCCCCGGAAACCGGAGACGCTCTTGCATTTGATCTCACTTTAGAGCAGCTAACTTTTTCCTATCTTATTGAGACTAGGGTTCCTGTCGATGTAGCAGAAGAGCAGCAACAGCAGGTTGCAGAAGAAGCGGCAAAGGGAGATAAGTCTACTGATGAGGTTGCTGCTGACGAAGGCGAGAATGATCGTACAGTACTCAGGAGTTTAGTTCCCGGTGAAGATGTCTCGTTGGGTGACATAACGGCTGCTCTTGGTCTTTAACTATAAGAGAGGTATACATGGCTTTAAAATATTTAAAATTACCCTTGTTTGATGATACTTACTATTCTTACTCTATTACATTAGAGGGAAATAAGTATCAGCTAAAATTTCTGTTCTTAGAAAGAACAAACACTTGGATATTTACTTTAAAAGATTCTAGAAAAAACACGCTAGTGTCCGGTCAAAGGCTAACACCAAATGCACTGCTATTTGCAGACTATCAGTTTGAAAACCTATCTGGTGGTTTCTTTTTTACGCCTGCAAGCGCCGTAGATCCTGAACAGGTAGATGCTAATATAGGTAGACCATCTGAATTTTACGAGTTGTTTTATATCTACAACGACATAACTGAGGGATAATTAGTAATGAGATTTTTTGATAGAAAGTACTTACTAGAGATAGGGGATTCTGCAACTGGCGATGGTCTTTCTATTAATGATCTCCAAGTTCAGTTTAAAATAAAGAAATCAGTAAATAATAAAGATAAGGTTGACAAGTGTTCTCTGAAGGTGTATAATCTATCAGATGAATCATTAACTTATTTACAAACAGATTATCCAATTGCAATCTTTTCTTGTGGTTACTCAAACAGCCTTGTAAGACTTTTTTACGGAGAAGTTACAGAGGTAGAGACCATAAAGAATGGAACTGACAGGATAACCACAATCAGTCTATCCCCCTCTTTTTCCGAACTCACTCACAAGATTATATCTGAACTTGTCCCAGAAGGCGGTAATATTGAAGATGCCTTTGAAGCTGTCAGAAAAACAACAAGTATAGCTAAAGGTGTTTATAAAGGTAAGAACTTAGGCTCAAAGGTTGTCTATGGGTATCCACTGACAGGCACACCTAGGCAGATGCTTAATCAAATCTCCAATGCGTATAATCTTCAGTGGAAGATTGAAAGCAACGTGTTGTATGTTAATGATTCAAGCACAGTGGAATCAACAAACACTCAACTAGCTCCTATTATAGGCCCCTCCAGTGGACTAATAGATAGACCTTACTTCATGACAGGCTCTGACAATAACTCCAGTGAGGATGCAGCCAAGAAGAGTGGCGTCAAGTTTAAAGCCCTACTTAATCCCACGGTAACACCCGGATCACTTGTCAGGGTTGACTATAAAGAAACGTCTGAATTCTACCGGGTAGAAGAAATAGAGTTTTCCGGAGACTACCGTGGTAAAGACTGGTTTATGACTTGTGTTTGTTCAAAAAGAAAAGGAACTGATGAAGAGGAAGCCCAATGAAGGAATTAACACTAAGCAGTGTTCTTAATGATTTTTACAATCACAAGACCTCTGATATGTACACCGCAATACCTTGTCGTGTAATAACGATAAGGATTGAGCTAGAAGACCAGAGGCTTGACATCCAACCTCTAACTAATAAGTCGTTACCTGATGGGACTGTAATCGAGCAACCAACAATACTGAATGTTCCTTTAATATTCCCTGCATCCAAAAAGGCTTCTATGACCTTCCCTATGGACGTTGGTGACATAGTCTTGTGTGTGTTCTCCCAAAGATCAACAGACGCCTTCAAGGCTTCCACAGGAAGTGTTACCTACACACCAGAAGACAAGCGTAGGTTTAGTATTAGAGACGCTATTGCAATTCCGGGTTTGTTTCCCTTTAAAGATTCTATTAACGACCCTGCAAAGCGTAAGTGGACTCACTCAACTAGAGACATGGTTATCACCAACAACATAGGTGAAAGCACTGAGTGTGAGTTTAGACTAAAAGATAATGGCAATATTGAAATGAGGACCGATCAGGACTTCTACGCCACATTTAACGATGGACTTATCGAGTGTAATAACTTAACAATAGAGGCTCAAGGTAACTTCACAGTCAACGCTGGTGCAAATATAAGTATGCAAGCTGGATCTGATTTAGGGTTAACAGCCGCGTCTTGGACAGTCAATGTATCTGGTGCTACCAACGTAACATGCCCAACAACTAACTGGGCTGGTGTTTTTAATCTTGCGGGATCTCTTGCTATGGCACAAGGAGCTGGTGGTGGCGGTACTGCTACAATAAGCGCACCACTTACTGTTACAGAGTCTGTCACAGTGACAGGTGGTGATGTTACTGCCGATGGTATTAGTTTAAAATCACACACACACAGTGACCCACAAGGCGGAACAGTTGGAGCACCACAGTAAGGAATTATTATGGACATACTACTAAGTGAAGAAACACACGACATTGTATTTGTTAATGGTGCCACACCAATTACGGCTGATGTTGGGGATAGTCTTAAGCAGAGACTTAAGATAAAGCTACTTACCTTTAAAGGTGAGTGGTTTCTAGACACTAACTATGGAACACCTTACTTCCAACAGATTTTTGGAAAAGGAAGATCAAAAGGTTCCGTTGACCTGATATTTAGAGAATTAATTGATGGGGATGCAGATGTTAAAAACATTCTCAAGTTTAAGTCATCCCTCTCAGCAGACAGAGGGTATACTTTGTCTTTCACAGTAAGTAGTAAATCAGGTGGGACAGCAGAAATACAAAACTTAGAGGTAGGTATATAATGGCAGGACTAACAGCAACGGGTCTAGAAATAAAACGACTAGACCAAATTAGAGAAGACTTACGGAAAGAAGCTACCGCTATATTTAGTGATCTTGTTACAGAAGATGAGGTATTAGACACAAGCAGCGCATCTACTGTTGGTAGATTAATCGGCCTCGTTACACTGTCTGAGGCAGACTTGTGGGAGACAATCCAGCAAGTATATTCTTCCTTTGACCCAAACTCAGCTTCAGGTATCGCACTAGATAATCTAGTAGCTTTGTCAGGAATTGTTCGTCGTGGTGCAACAAACTCCACAGCAAGACTCCTACTTACAGGTGCCTTCACCACAACTATCTCTGGGGGTAGTCTTGTAAGTTCAAGCTTTACAAACAACAGGTTTGAGATTCCCACAGACGTTGTATTAGATCAAAACAATGTTGTTGGTTTCTCAACTAAGATACAGACGGTCATTGACTCAACAGACTACACGATCACCTACAATGATGGTACAAACTCTGTAGACCTTACCTACACTTCTGGTGTTGGTGCTACCGATATTGCTATCCTGAATGGCCTAAAAGATATTGTCAACGACAACTATGGTAGCGTACTCACAGCAACCGTAACAGGTGCTGTTTTAAATATTATTGCTGACGACCTTGTTACGCAAACAAGCTATACTGTCTCAGGAGAGTTATTCTTCTCTACCATCACCAAAGGGATTACATCCCAAGCAACAGTGGCTGGCCCTATCGAACAGAACACTGGGACAATTGACTCGATATCTACACCAGTTTTTGGTTGGAATTCAATCAACCAGTTTGAAAGTGCCAGTTCTGGATCTTTGAGAGAAACAGACTCAGAACTAAGAACCAGATTTAGTGGGTCTAAATTTGTAAGAGGTGCAAACATTCTTGAAGCACTTACTTCTGACCTACGAGGTTTATCTGGTGTTAGTGATGTTATCATCTACGAAAATCTAACAACAAGTGTTGATGCCAAAGGAATTCCTCCACACGCTTTTATGGTTCTTATTCGAGGTGGTCTTGAGTCAGAGATTGCTGAAGTTATTTGGTCAAACAGGCCCGCAGGTATTACAACATTCGGGAATAGTACGTACCTTATCACGGATATCTTTGACAATCAAAAGGAAGTTAACTACCAGAGACCTACTTTTCAAGATATTTATATAAGTTTGGAAGTACAAACCGATAGCAGCTTTCCACCAAATGGTGCAGAACAGCTTAGGTCTGCCTTGTTTGATTACATTAAGTCTCAGTCAACAGTAGGTCAGGATGTTGTATACTCAAGATTATACACACCTATTAACTCAGTTTTGGGTCATCAGGTAAATTCACTGTTCGTTGGAGACTCTGCGAGTCCTTCAGGAACCTCTAACATTGTTATTAACTTTGATCAAGTAGCAAAAATAGAGATTGGTAATATTGAGGTTGTTCTGGCATGATTGAGTCTACACCTATTACAGTTTATGAAGGAGAGGAAACACCTTTTCAAGAAAATGATTATCTAGGGCAAGCTAACGAGCTTACGACTTCTCAGTTTAAAGATCGGGATGTTTTTAACAGGTACTTGCAACTCCTTATTCAAGGTCGTGTTGAACTCCAACTAGTAATCAAAGACCTTATTCAAAAAAGAAGTTTGGACTTCGCTGAAGGTCAACAACTAGATGTAATAGGGCGTATTCTTGGGCAACCTAGACAGTTATTTGACAGTGTTATTATACGCTACTTTGGTTTTAAGGGTGCCACTGGTGCCTCTCCTTACAAGGAAGTCTCAAACACAGAAAGAACATTCGGACCTTGGAAGGGTGTTAAGGATAGTCTGCTTGGTATCCGTGAGCTGACTGACGATGAGTATAGAAGGTTGTTAAAACTAACTATCCTAAAAAATACCACACAAGCCACTATAACTGCATTTAACGATGGTGCCAGACTTCTGTTTGGTGTTGACACAATTGATTACCAAGAAGATGTGCCAACCTCTTACTCAGGTGGTGCAGCAACTATTACTATAAGTCTTGGTAGAAACTACAACGATCCAGAAAAGGCTGTTTTCTCAGGTTTGGATGAAATAGCCCTTGCTGATAGGTTCTTGGGAAGACCTTTAGGTGTTGGTGTTTTGTTTCAAGATCCTATCACATTCTATGCCAGCTTTCTGACGAAGTCTTATGAACAGTTTGTCTTTGGTACTAATGGGTCAGCAGCACAGACTTTTGAGCAAATGTTTACCTTCACAAGACCTTACACAGATACATACTTTGATGTGAATGGGGATGAACAAACAGCAGCTATTGATGAACCTAGGATCGCTTACGATGAGAATACACAAGAGCCTTTGGGGTTATGCATAAATGGTCCTAATGAAGTGCTGACACACACATGGGGTCTTGAGGCAAACACCAGTCAAGGTACTTTCAGAGTTGCTATCACACATGATAACACAGCTCAAACTGAAGCTGCTTTTATTGTTGAAGGTGAAGGTATAAAGATGGTTCTCTTCAGAGAGGACACCTACTGGAAGCTTAGGACTGAGTGGGGAGTTTCAGACAGCTACGAAGCTATCATCACACAAGCAACATCAGACTCAATTATAGCAAATATCTCTTATACACTAGAGGGGGTTTATTTCGCCATAGAAGATGAGGATCGGTTTGCAGTTATTACTGGGGAATTTGGTCAAACAAACATTAGATCCTTTGATATGAGAATTGGCGGAGACTTTACAACCAACGTAGGGGATGTCTACGGACACTTCAATGGTAAGGTTAAAGAAATTATCTATATGAGACCCTACATTGGGGAAAACGAGAGAGTAGTTGTTAACGGTATTCAAATAACAACAGAAGAATATGAAAAAATATTAACAGAGTTCGATGAACCTATCGTAACTTAACAGAGGTAATAACAAATGCCAATATTAGACGAAGTT